AAACACTAATTTGTTCTAATTCTTCTTTTGTAATTTCAGACATAATAACCTCTTTTTGTGTATAATACAACTCGTATAATAAATATCTGTTTTTTTACCTAAACATCAATTATTCACTTTCTATTTCAGTAAAAACGACTGTTTTTTTAACAGAAAATCTTCGTTGTGTAGTAAGATCTCTATTGTTATATCTATCCAATGCACTTTCAGGTAAGAGATATGCGTATACGGTCATATCAAATTGAGTGCGTACCACACGGTCCTCTGTAATCGGTAACTCTGTCATAGGCTCAAATGACTTCACAGAAGTACGGAATTTATAGTTGTTTTGGTCACCCCAATATTGGTCTGTTTCGAATGATACATTCTCGACCACGGAGTTCATTTGTTCCATATATTCGGTCCAAATCATACAACGATAAGTAATTTCGTAATAGTCGGGAAGTGTGGTTGTCAAATATTCACGACTGGGAGTGATATTATTTTTGACTGCAAACTGGTCATATGGAGTTCGTCTATTCCAACCAGTTTCAAAGGTTCGTTCAAGATATTTGTTAACAGGCGAATTAATAATAGATTTCTTCATCCCAGTACGACGAATCATAATCATTGGAAGTTGAATCTTTCCAATAGAGTCACGCATGACACCATCTCGTTGAGCAGATTTCCAGCGTTCTGGATTGCCATAAATGACCGGTACTTTTACTGCTACATTATTTTGAGTCACCACTGGCTTAATACGCTCGTTCATATAACGAAGAATTGCGTTATCAATTGTAAATAAAGTTACAGCTATTGGTGGTGTACTACCCGCAGGTATGTCGTTTGACCGTGGTTGAGTAAGTCTGGTTTGTTGTAAGTCTACTCGTTTTATAGGGTTTTCACTCATACTTGTACCTCTTCGATATCAATACTTGTACGACGAGTTAAGTGTGCCATACAAATGATTGCGGTATTAAACCCTGGCTTACCTGCAATAAGTTGTGTTTCTGTGATATTATGGACTTCATAAAAATGATTATTATATCCAATTATGTCACCAATTTCTGGATAGGTCTTTACATCTTGTAGCATACGACGAGCAAATCTAAATTCAGTTTGTTGGTCTTGATTAACACCAAATCCTTCTTCTCTTACTGGTCTATTTTTATCGTATTTTACAATTGCATTAACTTTTACTGGGGTGTATCGTGGCTTTACCGTGCTTTCACCGTAAATATTAACTTTAGCAGATTCAACAACAATCTTATACAATACGACTGCCACATCCATCGTTTCGTCAATCAATTCCCGAGTGATGTGTTGTATAAATTCAAAGTCACGTTGTGTAACAAAGCGTGCCATGTATTAACCTATGTAAATGAGAGTAGGAACATTCTTAAACATTTTTTGCATATTTTCCGAGTTTTCCATTTGCTTCTTCATTTGCGCTTGCATTCCAGTTTCTTCAAGTGTTTCACGAAGTTCTTTAATTAATCCTTCCTTTTCAGCAATAGCTTCTCTTCTAAGAATTTCACCATCCAAACGAATTTGTCCATCTGGATATGGAATGTTTTCAAACTTGGAACGGATAATGCCGAGAAGTTCTTTTGCTAATGCAAGTGTATATCGGAATATCCACAATCTTGACATATCATTGGTGTTTGTGTAATTGATATTAGTATATGGCACATTCGATAAATCACTTGCTACATTGGACCCAGATTGGAATGTATTTGCTTGTTTATCGTCTACTACCATATAATCAAAATATACCATCTTTGATTCTTTAAATACTGGTGAAAATCTTATAATATTGTTTGATACTTCAAACCCATATTGACTCTTACGAATCATATCATTGATTTCAATTGCTTGAATACGGAGAAGGTCTTCGTATGCTGGCATCATCACGAATGTGACTGGTGGTGAATATCCATCAAATCCAAATTCTGCCATCAAGTTAGTCAACCCAAGACCAGTTGTTGCGAATGGGTCATAGTAACGAGCAACTGCTGGTGGCATGAAATGGTAGATACGACGAATTTCTAACTTCTTACCACTTTCACTAACATCTGCCCACAAAGTTTTAATATCATAAGATTGAGTAAATGCGGATGCAGAAATATATCCTCGTTTTACTTCAACATCACCACCAGATTGTGCTTCTACACCATAATCTGTCGCTAATTTGATAACTTGTGGAATAACAGAACCAACAATGTTACGCTGGGTTGCTGATGTTGCTGTTGACAATCCTTGTAGGGTCATCATATGTTCGCGTGCATTAAATTGATTGACTTGATTACCATATGTGGTAATAGCTTCTTCGAAACATGCATAAATCTGCTTATCAATTAATTCCACTTCTACGACAGGCCATCCTAGCTTTCTTGCAACGAATTCAGCTGCTCTTGGAGCATCAGCTTGAAATTCAGAATCGCTATCATAAAATCCAAATGGAGTTATTCCAAATGGATTTGAAGGACTACCATCATAGAAAATTGGTTCTTGTGTTTCCATAATAATCTCTAATTAGGGACTTACAATAAATAGTTTTATTAAATCATTAACTCGTATTTTTAATGCAAATAAAAAGGGTGACCTTTCGGCCACCCCATTTATTCCCACCGTTACTACGAGGATTAGACTAAGTTTAATCCGTCGATGTACACCTTTCCGAAGAATTCTGGGCGTACAACCTTCTTTGCGTAACGGGTCATCACACCACGGCGTGGGGTGAAGTTGTTTGGGTCATACACGAGCGGAGTCATGATGAGTGGGATATATGGTGCGTAGACTGCACCAGTTTCGAGGAAGTTACTTCCACGGAAGCCCATCAACAATGTGTTTTCCTTCATGTATGGGTTCTTGTAGATGGTGTAACGGTTTTGGAATGAACCAACCTTGGTTACGCCACCTGCGAATTCCATCTTGTCACCATCGGTGTTTGCCATGAAGCCTGGGATGGTTTCAAGGATTGTTGCAACGGTTGGTGAACATACTGCGAAGTTTGCACCACCACGCATGGTGAGTTGGTGAATCTTGTTTGATACCTTTTGCATCTTTTGACCGAGTGTTTGGAACCAGGTCATATTGGTCCATGCAGTACCAGTGTATGATGATGCTGCGAATGCACCAGATGTTGGGTTGTATACGGTACCAATTTGTGCTGACCAGTATTCAGTGGTTTGTGATGGTACAGCTGCGATTAACATATCAAGGATTTCGAGGTCGATTTCGGTTGAGATGTAATCACTTAACATTGCTGTTAATTCAGCTTCTGCATCAACACTGTGGTAAGCGTTTAAGTCTTGTGCAAGTTCTGGTGACCAGACTGCCTTCAACTTACGGGTCTTTGCTACGATTGTTTCTGACTTAAGTTCTAAGTCGATTTGTGGGATGTTCAAATCAGTATCACTGGTTGCTTCGAAGTCACCACGAGTTGAATCGGTTGGTTGCTTACTGTATGCAACTGAGTTGATTTGGTTTCCTGATGCTACGTTTGCATTTACGATGAAGACAACGTTTGCACCAACAATCTTGGTGAATTCTGGAAGAACCAATGCTGCGAAGTCGATTGCTGAACCTGATGGAACAAATGAACGGACTGCGAGCTTATCAAGATTGGTGAATGAACTGGTTGAGATTGAGTACTTTGAAAGACTGCCAGTTGCTACGAAGTCTGCGTTGAAGTTTACATCTGAGAATGATGCTGATGCTGGTGCGGTGGTTAAACCGGTTACGGTTGCATCGTTTACTGAGTAAGCGAATTGACCTGCACCGTATAATCCGCCTGTATCGGTGTTACCGAAACCACCAAATGGTGTACTTAATGCGTTACCATAGAGTGAGGTTCCTGAGGTCTTTCCGTTTACAGTGGTTCCGTACTTGAAGTCCATATAGAACACAAGTCCTGAAGGAAGGTTCATTGGTTGGACTGATACGAAGTTCTTTGCTGCGATACTTCCGAAGACCTTACGGACTAATGGAAGTGCTACACCTGCCCATTGTTCACCATTGGTGCCTGCGAGGTTGGTGTATGAGTTTTCTTGGAGAAGTTGTGAAGCTTGGTTTTCAAGCATTACTGCCATACCTTGCTTTTCTGCTCCCTTCAAGCCTTCAAGAAGGCCTGACTTTTCCCACTTTCCTGCCAATTGGCGGGATTGTTCAACGATAACCTTGTGTGCTGAGCCGGCTTCGTTGATGAGTGAATTTACTTCGGACATTGGTTATTCTCCTATGAGGTTAGATAATTCCTGCGAGTTGTTGTAGACGCTTTGCAACAGAGTTTTCTGCGATAACTACTGGTGCTTCAGTCTTTGGAGCGGTACTTGGGGTTGCTTTACTTGCGAACCCTTCGGTGACCACCTTACTTGGTGCTTTTGTTGCCTTTACTGCCTTTGCTGCTGAAGTTAATGTTTCGACCAAAACTGTGTATACCATCTTGATTTCACGAACTGTGGTTGCGCGGTCGAAGTTTTCTACGACCATTACCTTTTGTTCGGTAGTCAAACCTTCCTTACGGAAGATTTTGTTGGTATAAAGGAGTTTTGCGTTGAGAAGATTGACTTCGTGTAGCTTGCCTCGTAGGAGCTTAACAGCCTGACGATATTCTGCAAGTTCTTTCTCAAGGGATGCCATTTTTTCAGATGATGCCTTATGCTTTTCATCTTCGGCTTCCAATTCTCTGAGAATTGCTTCCAAATCAAGTTCTTCTTCGCCTTCTTCGTGACCATTCATTTCTTCACCTTCCATCTTATTTACATCTGATGGTTCGGTTACGAAAGTATTTACATCTGCTGCGGTATCTGCAGCTTCTGTTCCAATATCTGAAGACTTAGCTGGAATTTCTGGCTTTTCTGCACCACCTTCTGGGTCTTCCATTGGGTATGATTCGTCAGCCTTTTCTTCTTCCTTCTCGTCTTCCTTTTCTTCTTCGTGTTCTTCACCTTCTACTTCTTCCTTCATTTCTTCCTTTTCTTCTTCGTCGTGTGAAACTTCCTTGAGGTCTGCTTCAAGTTCCTTGATTACTTCGTCAAGGTCGAAATCTGCATCTGACCAATCGTCATACCAATCGGTATCACTTTCGCCTGCATCTTCACCACTCATATCGTCATCTGCTGAATCGAATGATGCATCGGATGGTTCCTTATTGTCACCTGCGCCGATGTCTGAACTTGCTGCGAGGTCACCGCCTTCTGGTTCACCTTGTTCGTGTGGTGTTTCTGTTGCAGTTTCCATCTTTGTTTCTGTTGAAGCAACTGGAGCCTTTGGAGCTTCCTTTTCAGCTTCTGGTGCTTCCTTTGTTTCTACATCCTTTTCTTCTTCGTCATGTTCCATGCCTTCTGCTTCTGCACGAAGACGGCGGGATAACATTGACTTGATTTGGGGTGTGAATGTTTCTTCTAATGAAAGCTTTGCATTTTCAATTGCAGTTTGACGAACTGCTTCTGCGTCTGCAATAGCTTCCTTTAAAAGTTTGTTCGTGATTTCTACTTTTGCCATACTAGTACTCTCCTATGAGGATTGAATGACTATTGGAGTCATTAAAATAGATTATATACAACAAAATCACACCCCAATAGAGGTGTACTAAATAATATATATTATGTTGTTTTTAAAAACATCAATTTTTAACTAAAAGGTATTATTCTGTTTCTTTTGTGCTTTACTTTCTTCACGCTTTCTACGACGAAGCGCATCTTGACTCTTCTTTTGGAGTCTCTTTGATTTCTTTAAATAGAATTCCTTCTTCTTCAAATCTTCCATCAATTCAGCCTTTTTGACTTGTTTGACGAATTGTTGGAGTGCTCGTTCTAAATCTGATTGCTTATCACCTTTAACTTCAACGTACATACTACCTCCGATTTATTTAGTAACTAGTTTATATGCTAATTCTACCATCTTATCGATGGACTCATTATAGAATTCTTTTCTATTCTTTAGGGATAAATTATGAGCAACTGTAATTAATAATTTTGCTGTATATTGGTCTACATATGTTTCTTCAATCTTTTGTGGCGTTCCAGTTTTTGCAGCTTTTAAGATAGATTGAATCTTTCCTTCCATATTAGTATGGAACCCCCAAGGACCAACATTAAATATTTCTGGACGAACTGTTCTGAACTTTCTCATCAATTCACCAGCTTTTGCGTTTGCTTCATTTTCAGTATTTGACCCATCTTCACCATTTAATTCTTGTCCATCTTCACGTTGCTTGTGATGTACGAGTTCGTGTGCAAGAGTACGAAGAACATCAATTGGATGTCGTTGTCCCTTGACCACAACAATTTCATCAGTAGAAGGATTGTATGTTCCAAATGTTAAATGTTGCGCAGAATAATCATCACCTTCAAACTTAATGCTCTTAGGTAATGACTTTAATCCTAATTCTTTAACGGTGAACTTAACAAATTCCTTCGCTAATTTCATTTTACTTCACTAAGGAAATCGTATACGAGTGAATCGATGCGAGAATAAGGGGTAACGATTTGTTCCTTTTTACTTTCGTTGATGAACGCACCATGGGTACTTGGGTTACTGACGATATCGAAGCAGATGAGACTAAAATCGTCTTGAACTTCTACGGTACTTTCGCCCATTTGACGAACTGACCCCATTCCACGGGATGAAACACCAAGACGAATATTGTTCTTGATAAGTTCACGAACAATATTACCAGATGGAGTAGAAAGAATTTCAATGTTACCACGAACATCTTGACCTTCAAACCAAAGTTCGGTCACATTACAACATACATTCTTTAAGTTGACAACTGGACTTTCTGGATGGTCTAATTCGCCAAGTGCACGGCGTTGTGTTACGAAATTTTCTTTGTAAAGGCCTGCTTCACGCTGTAGAATTTCACGAGGATAAATACGACCGTTTTGATTCTTTGCTTCAGCCCGTTGGAGAAGAACATTCTTTAACATTAATGGCTTACTCACATCAGCCGCTTCAGCTAATAAATCTTTTCCGTATTCAATTACATTATATTCGACTAATAAGTTCTTCATATTACTTTCCTCTGATGTCCCGTACTTTACCGGCGAGGTGAAGTAACCGAGCTTCCAACTTTAATAATCCTTGTTGGGTACGACGATACAACGCTTCACTAGCAATTCCAGATTCTTTTTGTAAACGAGTATTCATCTTGATGACTCGTTCTACTTCTTCAAGATTGCGATTAACTTCTGAAATTGCATTTGCAATCTTTTTGTGTGGTGTTGCACTTTCATCTTTCTTATATTCGTGATATCTGACCTTTGCTTCTGCAAGGTTTTCCATTTTATCCGCTGGACGGTTTAAGTCCTTTTCACCGCGTGGTGTTAATTGCATACCTAATTGAGTAGCAATTCCCTTCTTGCGTGCCTTGTTCTTTGGATTATTCCCTTGAAATGCCATAGGAATGTTATACCCTGCTACATTACCGGTAGTAGTCATTTCATCTAATTCTTCTTGTAACATCTTACGGATAATTGCACGGAGTTTTTCTTCGTTGGTCATAGTGTTTTGAGCTCCTTAAGAATTTCATATCCAATAAGTAATGCCGTCATATGATTTTCTTTGATAACTGTAGCGGTTTGTACCTTTTGAAGTTGTGATACCACTTCTCCGAGCTTAATACGAACAACTTTATCCTTAACCTTATTGGATGATTGTGCGATTTCTTTTGCTAATCTACGACTTTCAGTTTGAGTATAGCTTTTTAACTTTGAAGTATTGGAGATATTATAGATATATTCTTGAAGCAACTTCTTTTGTGATTCATCCAATCCTTTGTACTTTTCGTTAAAGCGTTCAATTAAAATTTTATATGATAAGAAGCGAATATCATCGTCTTGACTACGAATAATCTTGGAAAGTTCATTATGTTCTCTAATTTCTTTACTTGGAGCTTTGCCGGACAAGTGTTCAACGATAGTGAATTGACTATTCGCTAATTCTTCGATTGTAGTTGTGTCGTTGATTCCGTTAGTTGCTGCATCGAAATTCTTATAAATTGATGCGTAAATTTTATATGATGGAATACGAGCTGCGAAAAATTCTTTTAAATCAAAGTTCTTTTTAATTTCTTTAATTAAAAGGTATTTTTGAGTATCTAATGCAGTTTGGTCAAGATTCTTTCGTTGTTCTGTGACCAACTTCAACAATTGAAACGCCTTTTGCTCAGATAGGTTCTGAACATTGAAAAATGCGCGGTATAACATAAGTTCCTTCCCCAATTCTTTTTTGGTATTGAAGAATTCACGCATAAGTTTAACAGCAACACCTTCCTTTTTATTTTCCATCACATCAGAAGTGATTTGACGGGCTAATAGTTCAAAAAGGATACCTGTGTTTCTTAGCTTATTATGCTTTATACTAGATTTCATAAAAGAATCCGCCATAAGTGAAAAAATACCTTATCATATATTAAATAGTATGATTTTTTCTAGTTCGTTAGTTTTCGATGTCTAAAATGTTATCTTCGTTTAATATACTAGAGGTTTCTGGTGCGATTTTATGAGCGTTTAATTGTTTAATAAGATTAGAAACTTCGTAATTTTCAAGAGATAATGGTGACTTTCTAGATGGTTTACGTTGTTGTCCTACTCGCAAAGCTCCAAGATTTTCTTTATGTCCAATTGGGTCACGACCACGTGGATGACTATCTTGACCGTATTTCATCCCTACTTTTGGACGGCCCATTTTTGCTTCTTCTAATTCAGCTTCATCTCCAGTTTCTTCTTCATCTGAGGAATCCTCAAGAGAAGCTAGTACATCATCTACCGTAGCTAATTGTTGAGGTTCTTCAGTTGGTTGTTCTACACCAGCGTCTGGTTCTGCTGGTTGTCCTTCTGGACCCTCTGGTGCTTGTTGTGGTTGTGCGGCTTGTTGTTGTACTGCTTCTGCCTTACCAACCCACTCAACATCCTTTACAATCTTATCTTGTTCTGCCTTAGCATCATCTTCAGCGATTTGAAGAATGTTGTGGTAAATCCAATCACGTGACAAGAACTTACTATCTGCGATATCTTTAGCCAATCCAACCTTTTCCTTCCACAAGTTCAACTTTTCTTGTTCGTAGATGACTGATGGTGAAGTCATTTCTAATTCAAAATCAATTAAGTCTTCGTCTGTAAATCCTTGAACATATAAGTGGATGATTGCAATCTTGGTAAGTTCTGACACTAAAATGCGTTGAATGCGTTCGATGGTGCGAGCAAAACGAACATCTTGTGCTGCTAACGATGCCTTACCACTATTATCTTCTTCGTACCCAAGGAATGACTTTGGTACCTTGAATGCTGCCATTAACTTGTTACGGAGATATTCAATGTCTTCGATAGCATTGAATTGAAGGCCTGGAAGATTCGTAATGTCGGTTCCAGAATCCTTACCACGCACTGGAAGATAGAAATCTTCCGTGATATTCATCATATTATAACGAAGATTGTAGTCACCGGTCTTTGGGTCAACAAGTGGCACTTTCTTCATACGGTCAATGATGCGTTGCATATGTGTATCGATTTCTGCCGGTGGAATATTTCCCACATCAACTAATATCTTACGCTTGTCTGGAGCACGCATGATACGATGAATTAACATCGCGTCTTCCATCAATTGGAGTTGTTTCCAGATACGACGACCTCCTTCAATCATAGCTTTACCGTATGGAAGGAAGTTTGTATCAGATAAAAGACGGAAATGTGCTACTTCATAATTATCGAATTCCTTTTTACCAAGTGCCAAGAAATCATTTTCAATCTTGAACTTAACTGAGAATGGGTTGCCTGGGTCTTGCCCTTCAACACGGATGGTTTCGTAAACAGAAAGCGGGATGACATTCACGACACCGTACTTTTCATCGATATCTAGGAATAAGAAAAAGTCCCCATACTTAGCCATGTTTCTGACCCACGGCCAGAGATTGAATTCAACATTCAATACATCATAGAATAAGTTATGGAGAATATCTTGAATTTGTTGGTTCTTGGAGCGGATACTGAGTACTTGACCGAATTCGTCTTTTACAGTAGATTCATCAGCGTAAATGTCCATTACGGATGAAATTATCGGGTCATTATCCATCATGTCATAATCACGGAACAATTGTAAGCGTGACCCTTGGAATGCTGCAGCTGATTCGTAACGACCACCAGCTGCACCATATCCACCAGTCATTGATGAATACACACGATGATACCGGTCAATACCTCGTCTATTAATAAACGACTGGATATTGTCGGTATCAGCGACTTTTAACTTCTTTCCACCTACATTTCGGACAACTGTGTTTGTGGAAAACAGTTTCCGTAGGCGACCGTATACACTAGTATCTGCCATAACCCCTCACTTATATGAGAACGGTGTCGAGTGCTGTAGCCAATGGCCAAACATCGACATCTTTATTATCTTCTGCGATATCTTCTGCGAGTAACTTAAATTCTGCTACCTTACCCTTTAATACCATTTCTAACAAACCCCATTGGCTTGCGTTAAAGATAGTATATGGAGTTTCATTTAGCATTTCTGCCAATTGCTTTAATTCAACATAAATTTCTGCAAGCTTCTTTTGGTCAGCTTCCTTAAGTTTTGGTGCGATATTTTCCAACACCGCTTCCACACGCATCAATTGAACTCTACGTGGAACTTGACTGGTTACTTCGTTGAGTAAATCTTTTAGTTGTCCCATCTTATCTCTCCAATTGCTTATAATTTATATTCAATAACTTATTATACGATTCTGTTTCTAAATCAAAATAAAACTTAAACTTATTGTATAATTCTTCTATTGATTCTCTATTGTCAGAATTTGTCAACCACATATTAAGATAAGACTTATTTGATGGTTGTTCGAACACATAATCCTTTTTAAAAATTTGCATATGTGAAGGATTATCCAAATTTACTATTTTAACATACTTTTCTATATTGTTTGTAACAAGAAAATTAATTAGAAATGTATTCCACAATGACATATGTGCATCAGAAAAAATATTATAATCTATTTTTCTTACATATTCGTTTAATACTGAGTCAACCTGCTCTTGTGGTACATCACCTCTAAGTTGCAATCCATTACTAACCTTTCCAAATTCAGAATCTACCCATTCTATGAATCCTGTATAAAATCTGTCTGTTGGATTTCTTGTGATAAAAACTACTTTGTTAGCTTGGGTATACTCGACGGAAAATACATCTGATATGTTTTTTACTTTTAATTCTTCGTAAAACTCATTCAAAGGTATCTTTAATGTATCACTTCCAAATCTTTCATGTCTAATTTCTATATCGTTTAAATAAAAACTATTGATAGGGTCGGAGGATAAGAAGTAATCTATAGCTTTAATTCTATCCACTTTACTATTGTATCCAACTATTTCGTTTACACTAAGTGTCGCCACTTCAAAAAATCTACTTGCTATTTTTTTTGTGGTTATTATAACCATATCATCAACTTTACATACAGAAAACCTAGGGTAAAATACTATTTCACCTGTTTTTAATTCGAACATATGACCCCTTATTTATTTTTTTCTACATACTTCTTTAGTAATGTATAATAATTTGGCTTTTCTGTCAAGTGTGCGGCTGCTATTTTTGCTGTTTTTACCATGTTTCCATTTGTCACATCTTGGTGTTCCATTTCTACATTCATTCCCATATGAAATTCATCAGGATCGAATGTATACCCCATCTTTTTCAATATAGCATCGGATATCTTTCTGGATACTTTCATATTACCACTTTCTACACGACCAATAGCGTGCCTTGGTACGTGGACCTGGGGTATCGCAGTTATGGCGTGCTCTAAATGACTTACGACGAGCTGGGTTTGACTTCTTGATTCTCATATTTGGGTCGCCAAAGTTTACTTTCTTTACATTACCACTACTTGGGTCTTTAACGAACACCTTGAATTTCTTAACGTCGCCACGCATCGGTTTTCCAAGAGGGACTTTACGACCGTGATATTCGGCTTCTTGTAATGGTTGACCTTGTGCTCGCATGATTTCCATAGCGAGACATCGTGGGCAATATTCTTCAATGATATCTTCTTCGTTAATAGGAACGCAGTTTGGGACCATCTTTCCACTTTTGTCCTTCATCCCAACTTGCTTATACCCTTCCCAACAGGCTTCTTGAATATTTTCCATATTATTCTTCCTTCTTAAATGTGGACACCATTGTTGGTTTACCACCTGGATTTCCTGCCTTTCTCTTACGAACTACTGCTGACCGTTTTTCACCCTTACTCATTGCTGCTGCGGAACGGGCTGGTCTGCACTTTGGATACTTTGCTGACCCACCCTTACGTTCCCCTTTACCAGCCGAAGCTCCACATGGTGGATGCTTACCGGTCTTTGGGTCTTTACGAGAAATGTCTACCCACTTTTGACGAAGCCACTTACCAAGACTTCCCTTGGTCTTATACTTTTCGTCAAGGTCAACAGACACTTCAACTAGGATATCGGCGAATCGCGTCATACTGGTTTTGATTTAGTTGTTCCACCACTCTGTCTTTTACGACGAGCGGCACAATGTGCTTTTTGACTAAAACCTTTTGGATTACTACAGTTAATGGACTTTTTATATTTCTTTGTCCACTTTTCATCTAAACCAACTCTTGACATAAACTGTTTTGGGTCAACATCGATTTTACTTTGCTTAAAATCTTTTAGTCTATCCAAGGCCATTTCTTTTCTATTATCAACATCTTTTACTTGAGTGAGCATATCAACAATACCGTCAACCATTTCTTTTTCATCTGGTTGTACATCATCAAGTATGATGTCCATTAACTTAATCATTTCTTTCCCTTCTTCCATCCACCACCCATACTCTTGTACTTCTTTGCTGCCCAAAGGTTGGCGTATGCGGATGGGTACACCTTGAACTTGGAACGAGCTGCTGCCTTTGCCTTCGCCCACTTTTCTGGACTGGTTGGGATGTTGCGTTCTAAGATATCACTGATACGTGCACTACGAATTGCTAAATCTTGCGGGTCGGTTTCTGGCATTTCTTCTGGCTTTTCTTGACCAAAATCAGCTTTGGTTTGTTTAAATACCGCGCCATCTGAATAGCCTTCTGGGAAAAAATCTCTGTATTTCATATTACTTTAAGAACTTAAGTTTATAAACTGTGCTAGAAATTAATCCAGCAATTTCATCAACGGTGTTATTAAGTTCACCGTCTTGTGGAAGTTGACCACGGGTTTCGTCTACGAACTTTTGTAAACCTGCGAAATAACTAACTACTGAGTCATCTTCTAAAATAGTATTGGTTGGCATATATCCTTTGAGAATACCATATCGACCTTGATATGATTCTACATAAGTGTCAACTAAATCGACAATTCCTTCATAATATTCTTGCAATGCTTTGTGTGCTGCATAGGAAGGAGTTTGAAGATGAAAGATGTGAGCTTGTTGTCTACTCGAAAGTAGAAGAGAAATAAATTTGGCTACCATATTAATTCACTGTGTAAGAGATAGTTCCGTCTGAATTTTTCTTTGCGGTTTTACCGCTGTCAGTTTTCCAAGTGTCACCTGGCTTGTGTGCTGGTATTACTTTGGCATGTTGCTTTGAACTGTGTGTTGGTGTATTTTTGTATGCAGAAATAGCAGCTGCTAATCCACCTTGTGGTTGTATAGTTACTGCTTCTTCTGTTTCTTTCTTATGTGATTGGTATCCCTTCTTCTTCATCCAATGTGCGAGTGCCCAAGGATTGTCAATTTCTTTATGCTTCTTCATAGCGAGAACAGTCTTTTCCCAACCTTCTGGAGCTGCTTCGTTGACCGTTTCCTTCATAGCTTCTAAGTCCTTGTCAACTGGCATATCAGTCTTTTCTTCGTCACCATATTCGTGATAACTGGTATTTGCTTGGTCAAGGTTGTTTTCAGCCACTGCGATGTGGTCTTGAATCCATGCTGGAATGTCTTTTTCTTCCATTCCAATCTTACCCTTCAATTCAGTTGCATGTCTGATAATAGAGTCGAGGGTTTTGGATGCCATTGATACTTCGTGGTCTTCGTTTTCATTCTTCATTGCCTTACCAATAGCATCACGACGAGCTTGTAAATACTTGTCTGATGAGTCTTTATCTCCGTCATTATCTATGTCACCATCTTCTTTACCTACTGGGTCAAGCTTTTCATCAGCCTTCTTACCAGCACGGAGTTTTGCTAAGTCATCACCTTCAATCTTTCCGTCCTTATCTACGTCAAGTTGCTTTTGCTTAGCGGTTAATTCTTCGTATTGAGCCAAGAGTTCATCAACTTTCTTTTCTTGGTCTGGAGTCATTTGCATTTCCTTAAGTTTCTTAAGTTTCATTGCAACTTGTGACTTTTTATCAACAGCTACAGTTGGAGCTGGTGTTGGTTCTTCGTGTGATTCTTCTTTTAGTCGTACTATGGATGGTAATTCTACTAATCCCATTAATCTAATCATATCATTCTCCAACTGCGGTGTAGAAAAATCTGTTTCTTTATTACTTTTTTGTGCTGACTGATATTGTTTATATAATCTTCGTTTTGCCATCATATATTTGTCGTTTTTATCGACTTTACCATCATTATTCACATCCGCATCTTCTGACCCAGGCGGGTCGTGTCTTTTATGGGGATGATGATACTGTTCAAAGTTAAAAAATTGTGTATATTTCATTATTTTTTGTCTTTTTTACTACCACTTTGTCTGAATGCTGCGGCAGAAGCGGATGCCCAAAGATAATCTTTCCATTCGTCACCATACTTTTTACGGAACTTACTAACTTTCTTTTCATCCCGCATCATAGCTTGACCAATCTTTTTACGAAGTTCAACTTGGGACCTGGTCATTTTACGAGCGCCTTTACGATTGTATGGTTGTGGAACAGACTTTTCGTCAAGACATCCCTCTCCTTCACATATTTCTTCGTGAACTTGACTTGGGTTTAGGTGAGCGTCTTCGGTTTCTGATTCTGCTGGCTTCAACCACCATTGATACGCTTGTTCACTTAAAACAGATTTGAGTTCTTCACGAATCATTTGTCTAAGTTCTTCTTTCTTCATATTCTGTCCCAAAAATGGTATATAATGATACTAATATATAAGTATAATGTATTTACAGTAACCACCGTAAATTTTCCTTTTCCTGACCTATTTGCATCTCATACGGATTGTGATTTAAATTCTTATTTGTGTATACCATACTACCCATTTGATATTTGGTGTTATCTAACGCTAATTTGGTCAATTCTATGCCTTCTTGGCGTAATCTGAGGGCTGTGTCTCGTACCCAAAGTCCTATACAAAGAGCAAGAACCAAGTCATCGTTATATCCGCCAAGCGCTTCTGGTCTACCATTCTTCCAGATAAATGTCTCCAATTCCGCAATCATCCGACTTGACCGAATAGTAAACGAATTATCCAACATATATTCTTTTAATCTAGCGATAATCAGTGGTCTGGTTCGTTGAGAAATCATAAATCCAGGCACCAATGATGTCATCTTATCTTCTTTTAAATACTTTCTATTTAACTGGTGTTCTACATCCACATATTGTAAGTCTCTAGACATATAGAAGAGATTGCGGTATCCACGATCAATAATCTGTTGGATGGCGTTCCATCCGATACTACTATTATCGGGGATGAGAAGGGCGTCATTATATTGGGTTGCGATGGACACTAACATATTTCCAAACTGTTTAGTTTCGACCTTTCCCTTATATTCTGCAACTTGGGTAGATGTTTCTACATCAATTACATGGAAAGTGGAATAGTCTTCACCATCTCCACGGGATACGTCAGCGGAAACAATATATGTCTTTGATGGGCTGGGGTATTCCCATACCCAAAGATTACCATCAAATCCTTCTTTCGATATAGGTTCTTGGACAAATGACGATTTATAAAACTCTATAATTTCTGCGGGGATAACCGTATTACCAGAAAAGATGAATGATGCATCATGTTCTTGAATTGCCTGTAATTCTCCCATCAATTCCGTTTGACGGTCACGCCATGCTTGGTCGCGTTCTGGGTGTACTTTCCAATCTAATAATATAGGATTAAAATTATTAGTTTTTGTTTCTGCTTGCTGCCACATCTTGTGAAAAAAATTACCGACGCCATTCGGGGTAGACAACAGAATTGCCTTTCCACCAGTTGACAGTGTACTGGATGCTGCGGTCCAGATTATATCAGCCGCATCAATAAACGCGGCTTCGTCGAGGATGAGAAGTGACAGTGCTTCAGAACGGCCGGCATCTGGACTGGATGCTACTGCCTTAATCTGAGAACCGTTTGCAAATTGTAATGATAGTTTGTTATTTGTAACAATTGAACCCCGTAACCATACAGGTAAATTATCATGCATAAACTTTACTTTGGTCACCAAGTTCTTTGCAGTTTCTTGTTTGGTTGCGATAACAAGAATATTCTTATCTTTATGAAACAACATTAACCACAATGCGTATCCTGCTACTAATGTGGAAATACCAATCTGACGACCTTTGAGAACAATATTATAATCGTGATTTTCAAAATCTTTTAATGCATCTTTTTGGTAGTGGTATAAATCAAACAACACCCGACCACGAATCGGGTGTTGGATATACGAATACCTTGATAAGAAATATGATGGGTCTATCGCACACTTCTTAAATTCTTCTTTAATTTTGTCACGTAACTGTTGTGCTGTTGCGTTCATAAAACCTCTACTTGATTACAAGAATGCTCGCTCCAAGACCCATTGCTAATCCAACTGCGAATGATGCCTTTCGACTCGGTAACTTAATACCGAACATACGGTTAGGATTCTTTGGGGCAGGTGGAATGAGATTGATAACTGCTTGGAGACTGTCCCCACGCATCATTGCCATACGCAAAGCATTGTCCTTACTTGATAATGCACTTTCAAGTTCGGTGACTTGGGTACCTTGTGCGTCAATCGTTTTCTTTTGTTTTGCGATAATAGAATCTTTCAATGGTAGGATTTGACGAGCCAATTCTAATGTGTCAAGAAGTGTTTCTTGCATAACAGTTGCTCGCTCTTCCATGCTTAATGTTTCATTCTTCAATGAATTGACTTGACGACCAAGTACTTGTGCTCGACTGACTGCCGCTCTAGCTTCATTATCGGCAATAACAATTTCTTGTGACAAACTGTCAGCAAGTTCTGTAGCTTGTTCAGCCTTTGCTTGAAATACCTTGTATTCAGCAATATACTTGTCCATCTCATCTTCGGTCTTATTGACCTTGAACATCATTACTAATGCTAAGACACCGGCCGCTACTAATGCAATTTTAGCGAGTGGTAGTACAGCGGTGATAGTCTCAGCTATTAGTTTCGTCCGTTCCAGTAACGACTTCGTTTTCCGTTTCATTATCTTCTCCAGTTCCGTACTTTTCTATGGTTTCTGCTAAATTCTTTGTTATCAATTCAATTTCGTCCGTTAAATCTTTTCTTACAGTGTCTAAATCAACATCCCATTTTTCAAACATCAATACAGTTTTTTCAGTTTCGTTCATTAACAAATATTCTGGTTTACTTAGGTTAGTGAGGTAATGTTGCAACTCTTGAAGTCTATCTTTTGCAGCGGATATATAGTTACGCAACATTATCTTTTGTTCGAAGTCTTTCCACTTACCCTGACGACGAAGTTCTGTTTCAAATTTTACATTACAATCAAAGCAATGACCTCGGATGCGCCAGAACTTGATATCAAACCGATGATTCATTGGCTTACTGCACTTTGGACACCAATGTGGTGTTTTGGCATCGTCTAACTTAGTAACAGTTTGACGAATACCATTTTTAATAGTCCACTTTTTACCATTGATATCTTCCCACACATCACCTTCTTTACGAGTGGGTTCTGCTTCACCTCGCCAACCAAATACCAATCGTTGGTCATCACTCTTCAATTTTTCTGCTACTTTACGACGAACATCATTTAGTGCATCTTGATTTTTAAACATATAACCTCACTTGGTTGCAAATACTTTAGCTTTTTCTTCCGACCCAAAATATCTTACTTGATTTTGCTTATTTTTTCCACCAAAGTTACCACCGGCAGTTTGCCAAGTTTGGCCTGGCTTATAAAAATCTGGGTCAGTTGATTGTTGTCCCACTGGTGTTTTCTTTTGCTGTGGTGCTTTTGGTTCTTGTACTTTCTTTTTATCTTTTTCTGGCTCTGCGAATTGTTTGGTAATCTTCAATTCTTCTTCCGATTTAGTGGTTGTTTTGACTATTTTATTAAAAATGTCTTGGTCGAACTTACCATACACCTTCGCAAAGATTTCTTGCTTGACTTCATCAGTAATGTTTGGATTACCAAATATTGCACGAAGTTGGGTTCCACTGATGTTCTTTCCATCAATGTCAACCTTCAGTTCTGGTGCGACCATAAAGTATCCTTGTTCAGCGAATCCTTTCTTTGAACTTTTTGCGTCATATGGTTTGAAATACTTACCACCTAGTCGTTTCGCATCCTTCTGACTAACCGCAGTGACATAAACGGTTTCTGGTGGAAGTTTTTCAAGAATTTCTTTTGGTGCATATGGATTCTTAACCTGAACCACCATATCTTCTGGGATATTAAACATCTGAGTCATAATCTCTTTCTTGTCATTGAATCTAAACGGAGACTTTCCAGCTTCTGTCTTGTCGCTTGATGCAATATATACATTTTCCTTACCAAACTTGTCTACCATCGACTTATAGATACTATAGTGACCAGCGTGGAATGGTTGGAATCTACCAGTAAATACTGCGACAGTGCGTTGCTTACCTTCCGCTGGTTTTGTTGTTGGTTCTTCTTTTGGAGTTTCTTCTGGTTCATCTACTAGCTGTGCTTTACCCTTGTCGAACTTCAATGTACCCAAGATTTGATTGACCGGTGCGAATGTCCCAGTAAACTTGTATGGCTTACCCTTATACATAAAGACCATACCTTCGGTCGGAACAATCTTATCCATTCCGATATCTTGTAAGCGTTCTAATTGAATTTGTAACGCAGCTAATTTGTTTGCATCGCCCGTTTGTTGGATTTGTTTAATCGTATCTAATACTTCTGCCTTTAACTTCTTGGCAAGTTCTGGATTATTTGCTGATAAGAAGTCTGTAACTCGACGAAGTGATAACGCGCCAACTTGTAAAAATATACTTTCTAGGGGACGAACAGCTTCCCGTTGCATACTTTTTAATTCACTTCCTTCAAATTGACGGAACCACTTTTTCTTTTCTGCGTCTTCGATGTCAGAAACTTTAAATTTCTTATCACCTAATGACCATCGACGAATCATACCATCAAATTCTTCTTTAGTAAATTCCAAACCAGTTTCTTGGGAAATTTGAATAAGTTTATCTTCCCACCACTTTGTCTTATAATCTTCAATAGTAGATTTATCGTCTAATTCATATTCTTTCTGTAATTGGGAAATTCGTGCACCGATTTTCTTCAATGCATTTTTATTTTCTACTGTCTGTGCATCGCTGAAACTTATTGTCTTTGGACCAGAAATACCAAATGTCTTTTGCTTTTGTGCATTCACTTTGGTAAGTTGGTCAGACAATTCACGACCATCTTCGACTGACCGCTTAATTTCATTACCTTCATTGTCATATTCAACCGTACCGTGAAACACTAATACCGACTTGTCGTATGGAATAACATTCTTAGTATCTGGGAATACTATTTCAACATTCATAAATTTTGAACCATCAGCGAACATCTTATTTCGTTCATCTTCTGGAAGTGCATCAATTGCACTTTGTAAATCATCTGCAGCCCCAGTAAATGCCTTTTCGATATCCCCACGACCGGCGAACATATTACGGATACCCGCTACGTCAAGTGCATTTTGTCCTTTGTTCTTGACTTGTCCCTTGTTACGGGCGAAGAATACTTGACCTTCTTTAACGGTAAACATAATGTTTTGACCATCAAGCTTTTCGGTTACTGGTTCTTCTGCTCCCAAGTCTCCAACAAGTCCACGAGTGACCATATCCTTGACATCGGCAAATGATAACGAGTCGTCTTCGTATGGATGTGCCATATGTCCAGCCGCACCACCTTCGTATATAAGAGTCCAACTGCCGTTTGGTACAAACCCTTCGGCTAATTCAGACAAATACACATATTCTATATTTTCGTTCTTCTTATCTCGTCCGTGGTCTTTTTTCGCTAACTTCCAGTTACCATTTTGTGCACCATTTGGATGATGTACATCGTGGTTCTTCATCTTAGCTTTTCCGTGCTTTTCAACTGCTTTACGACGGTCGCGGTTACGAGCTACACGATCATCTTGTGTTTTCTTTAAATACTTTCGTACCTTTTCTGGATGACGCTTGTTGAATCTACGCATCCGTTCAGTGCTAGACATCGCTTCATCTTTTAGTTGATAGTCATCATCCGGTCCACTAGACATTGGATATGTAAATCGTGACCCAGCAATGCCCTTTCGTTCTGCTACACCCCCAGCATCACCGCCCGCTTCTCCACCGCCGACATCAGCCCCACTATCACCACTATCGGTACCCGTGTCTGGTGTGGTTGGTTCTGGTTGAACATATCGATTCCATACTGGGGCATAGTGAATACCCCAAATGTGAGCTTGTTTACACTTTTTACGAATCTTATTTCCAGAATCAGTAGGATAGATGGTACACTTCTTTCTTTTCTTTTCGTCTAATACTTCTAACTTCTTATTAAATACATCAATAATATTTTGTGTAGCTTTAGTTGCTTCAAACAAAATATCGACATCTTGAATTTTGTGCTTTTCGATATAACTTAACGCTCCAACTTGGAGTCTATGTCCAGTTGGAAACTGTAATAAGAAACTAAGTTGTTCTTTAGTTAATTGCTTCATGGTAATGTACCCAAATCAATATTCGATCCTGTGAAGAATGTAGGTATCGATTCTATAGCTATGTCTGTTGAATTGCTATTGATATCGAAGAATTCAATTTTATGTTGTAACAATTCATTAAAATATTCAGTGTTCGGTACCAAAATCTGTGCTTCATCTGGTGCGAATAATCTATCCGATGCTGGTTTTAATGATATTTCAGAAAAGTACCAAAACCCGTTACTTACAGCAAATCGGATACCCACTTTTCCAGCGGTAGCTAATTGTGGTGTAAAGTTAAGTTCTTGGTCTTGATACCAATATGTTTCTGCTCCAGCAGGTAGTGTTAATGTACCAATCTTTTGTCCTAAAGGATTGTTATCAATAACTTTAGTTCCTTCTACCCCTACGATATAAATATCAACCTTTGACTCTATACCAGTTAAATTTACCGCACCAACTGTTTTTTTATAGAATGCATCAAACTGAAGTGTGTATTCTGTTGTTGGGAATAGTTGTACCGATTTTTTATTTCCTATAAAGTATCCACTCGCCGATAGATATCCAGCATAGTTTGTATTATTAAATGTTGGTATTTCTGAACGGATTGACCGTAATAATACATTATCAGTAATAGACATCGTAATTGGCGGATTTACACTTGTAACAGTTGGGTTATAATAAGCAGCAGACCCAGATATCGTATATATCGCATTTGAACTAGTTTCTAATCTATCAGAATACCAATTTGATGCTGTGGGTACTACATAAAAATTGCCAATAGGTAAATTACCACGAATAGAACTGGTTACTAATAACTCAGATGTAGTTATTGGTACTTCTGCTACCAATTTATAATCAGATAAATTAGTAGAAACTTTACTATATACTTTAAATTTAAATATTTCACCACTTACTGTATTCAAGTTTACTAAACGAAGGTTTGCATACGATACAGGAATATGATTATCTTTTATACTTGATGTATTATATACCAACTGGGCCGTGGTTTTTATTGCAGATGATGACCCAAATAATGATGTAGTATAACTACCACTTCGTAAGTAAATTTTGTCTACGATTCGACCATCTGTTGTTTTAATTAATTCACCAGTACTAAATGCAGTTGTGGTGTTTAATATGTCTGTTATTGGTAAATACAAACTTGCACTTACCTGGTCTATAATCATAGAACCTGTTATATATCCACCTACATAATCTTCGGAAAATACTGTTGGCGATTCTGCTTTAATTGTATATCCAATTTGAAACCCAGAATATAATGTAGGAGTCAAACTTGCTGTAAACGGTGTACTTGCTGTTGTATACGAAGAAGTTAATACACTATACAATCTATTTTCTTCAGAAAGCACCGTTGGCGTATCTCTTAATATAAGTGGAGAGGAATTTCTTAAGTTTCTCTCTACTAGTATTTGTTTAGTCCAGCGAACATTATATGAATTTTGCCAATCTGGTGGTACTGGTTGACCATTTGGTAATGCTGTAGCTTGCCCCAATATAATGATAGTAGCAAACCCAACAGCTGTGTTTTCTGTAACTTCGACGGAAACTAATCTAGAATTTCCTTGTACATATTTTTGTATTGGGTTTTGGAAAATAGGTATTCCATCTGCATCTAGTATTTCTATTTGAATATTAGACGCAGATTTTAATGCGGATGACCCTGCCAACAAAAACGAATTTCTACCACCAGTAAAAGATGGTGGTAGATTCGTTACTTGAAAATATGTAGAAGACGCAGATGTATCTTCAATTAATACATCATATTGTGCTAAGTTTTTTAATTGTATAGTCTTTTTTGTCTTTGCCATACAGTCTCGTTTAGAGTCCTAACTCAATATAAATAGTTGAGTTAGACATTAATATACGAGAATCCGTCCTCTCGCTTGATTTCAATTACCTTGTCCACCATATCTCGTGCGACATCTAAGTGACTGATAATTACCAAGAAATCAAATTGACCCTTTAAGATACTGAACATCGTATGCATAGCCGTCAGGTTTTCTGCATCCAAGGTACCCAACCCTTCGTCAATAATCATAAAGTTCGACTTTGGAAGGTTCGAGGCGTTCAACAATGCCACCCGAATAGCGAGACTACTGATGAATCGTTCCATTCCAGACGAGTTTTCCAACGGCCAGATGCGTTCGTGGTCGTAGTTCAGCTTCCCGAGAATGTTCTTCCCGTCCACTTCAAGAGAAATCGTGAACTCCGCAATCTGTGTTAAAATATTATTTATTTCGGATTCGATTGCTGGAATTGCCCGTGACATCAATTCGTATGGTACCCCATCACGACCCACGGCTTCCATATAATACTTGTAAGCCTCATAGGTATCTTCCAGTTCTTCAGCTTCCTTGATTTGATTGAGGATATCAGCCTTGGTCGCTTCGAGTACCTTAATTTCTCCGTGCAATTCACGAAGTTGCTTCTCCAACTTGTCCATTGCCTTCTTATTTACATTGATGTCATATTCCACATGGCTGATGTGCATATCAATTTCTTTGTT